AAGAGCAAGACGCTTCATCTATCACGTTTGAGTGGACTCCGCCTGATGACGCTGATTACTACGTGTTCTACGCAGACGGGTTTCATATCAGCGACGCACCTGCTATCGACAAGAACGGCAACAAAAAGACCACGGCGAAGTTCAGTAAACAGTACAAGCAGTTTGAGGTGGTGTGTATCAGATATGTACATCTCGATACCGTTGTTGGTAGTTATACTCTTGGCGTTGCTTTTAGTAATACTTCTGAAACGGTGACACAATGAGCGTTACAAAGGTCAGTAATCCGGTTATCTCTGGTACAGCGAAGGTCGGACAGGTTCTCACCGCTAGTGACGGTGTTTGGACTACTACGTCTGACTACCTTACCTACGAGTACCAGTGGATGCGCGTTAATGCTGCTGGACAATCACCCATTGACATTGCGGGTGCTACCAGCAAGAACTACACAGTGCAAACGTCAGATTTGGGGTACAGGTTGAAAGTACGAGTCACACCCAAAGAGCATACGAACGCTCCCGATCCCGAACCGCCGCCTGGTGGTGCTACGGGTACTAAGCTGCGTTGGGCACCTCCCGCACTTAGCAATCCCACAACCAAGACGATCAGTAACAGTTCCCGCGCTATCGGCAACGGTAATGGTGGTGACGTTAAGGTTGTAACGGCAGATAGGCTTCTCGGCGGTTTGGGTGAAGTCAAGAGCTGGAATGATCTTGTCGCTATCGCCGGCGAAATGTTCTCTAACGAGGCTAACGAAGGCCACATCATTCCGCGTGAGAATACCGGCGTCTTTCATCTGGAAGGTTGGCGTATTGTGCTGTCTAACGCTGCCGACGCTATTACGTGTCGTTGGCGTCAGCCCACCCTTCAGATCCAAAACTGCTACATCGAGGTTACCACTGCTGGAACCTCTCATCACTCTGATGGGTTCCAAACGCAGGAAGCGATCATTAACGAGCTTCGCTTCGATAGATGCACGATCAAGACGGACTACCAGGGTATCTTCATGTCGAACGAGCCACAGAATGCAGGCCCGGAACGCTCGCGTGTCTCGCACCAAATCTTTAGCCGCGTTCTGTTCCTTCCGGGTGTTCGTGGTGCTCCCGCTACTTACTGGTTTAAGGCATTCCCGCCGAGGCCCAACGCTGATCCTATTGGGCCTACTGAGATGTACGACGTGTGGATGCCTGCCGCTAACGCTGGTACCAAGGTGTATCCACAGTCAACGTTTAGTTCTTGGGCTGGCGGTACGCAGAAGTACGGTTGCTTCGTTACGACAAAGGTGCATCCTAGCAACGGTAAGACGTATGGCTTCGTTCGCTTCAGCAAGCCTAGCGATACCGTGCCTAGCGGATCATTCGCAGGACAACCGGCTGGTGACTGTCAGGTCGGTGGCGATGGTGGCGTTTGGCTGTACAACTCACTTAGCGAAGTTCCGTCCTACGTTGGGTGTGATGCAAGCGTTGGACGTGGCTACGTCAGTCCGGGGTACCTCTAGATGGGATGGGGTAGTGAAGCGGGCGCATACATCAAAGAGCATTTTAATACTGCTCTGCGTGTTAGTAGTAGAAACAGGACTGATCCTAATGGTAATGTTGAGCTGGATCGGTATTAGTGTCATATAGCGCAGAAGTACTGGCGGATGCCCCTAGAGCGTATTGGCGTCTAGGGGCAACGCCTACTGCTGATTCATCGGGTAACGGGTATACGCTCACACAGAGCGGTAGCCCTATTACGAACGCAATGCCGTTGATCGTGGAGGACACCGATCCGTCGGTTCAATTCGTTGATCCACAAGTAGCGGGTTCAACCAACTTCTATTCGTTAGCAGCAGGTTCTCCGGGTGCCGACGATTTCAACTACTCAGGTACAGCATCGTTTACGTGCGAATTGTGGTTTCGCATGGTATACAGCGATACCGACTTCGTTAGGTTGCTATCGCATGAATCAGCTTCAGACGGATGGTTGCTGTATTCGCAGATTACTGACGGGATAGGCTTTGGCAGGCTTAGGTCTACTAGCTTCCAGCTTCAGCACCTTGTGCCTGCTCCGCGCTACAACACGACATACCACTTGGTAGGTAAGTACGACGGAACTCAGCTTCGCCTCTTCTTGAACGGTTTGGAAGCGATGCCAGCTCTTGCAGACACAACAGCGATAGTGTCATACTCGGCAGTTTTGAGGATTGCGAGAGCTTCGCCAGGTGGAGACAACTTTGCAGGTTGGATAGACGAGGTAGCAATATACGACGGGTTGCTATCTGACGCACGTATTCTTGCTCACTACCAAGCTGGTACTCAATGGTCGGTTCCCAACTACTCTAAAGGGCTAGTACCGGCAGATGCGCGTTTTGAGACACGTAGACGGATTGGCCCGTATTAAGGAGGAAGTGTAGTGATTACAGCACGTATCCGTAAAAGCACTATTAGGATCAACGACATGCTTGCCGTTGACTGGAAAGATAAGCGATGGTTCGCGCCTAAACTCGCTAGAGACGAAGTTGACCCGATCGGCACTCCTAGAGTGCTTGCCAACTTTGTGCGTGACGGTGACGATACGACGGCTAACAGTCCTGATCCTATGATCGAGACGGTTCGCTACGCAGAGCTGCTTAAGATCCTTCCCGACAAGATCGTCAATAACTTGGAGAAGGCTCGTCTTGCGCGTGAAGGCAAGATTCAGATGATGAAGGCAGGACTCGGTTTTGAAGAGCTGCTTTCAGCGACTATCACTGATGGTTCGGCTATCGCGTCTTCGTCGGCTGAAGCACGTTTGCAGCCTGCCATTCTAATCCCTGCGAACTACATGCAGCCTTACGGTAACTCAAGGTTCATTACCGCTAAGGCCAGAGGCCGCGGTACGACGCTTACTACCAACGCTACTATGGTCTTCCGTCACAGAATTGCTACGACCGATGTTATCACTGGTACCGCGATCATGGCTACTGGTGCAATGGCTGCTGATGCTACTGCTCAGACCGCAACGATGTGGGAATGGGATTCGGGTATTAACAGCCGTACTTTCGGTTCTGCTGGTACCGTGTTCGGTATGGGTCGTGCGGGACTTGCGTGGCATTCAGCGTTTACTGCTGCGAACGTCGCTCTTGCATTTGCAGGGTCAGCAGGTTCGGCCACACCTGCCGCTGTTACCTGGGATATGACTGTTGACCAGTACTTCCAGTTTACAGCACAGTGGTCGCTCGCTACGGCGTACTCCATTCAGTGCCATATGTACAGGTTGGAATCGCTTAACTAATGCCAGTAGGGTTAGTCCTAACGGAAGAACGCCGCGACTTTCCTCGCGGTGGTTTTACTGGTCTGTCTCGTGAACAACCGCGTTTGCGGTTTATCAGCGATGACTACCGACTTCTTCCGTACTTTGAAATCGCGCCAACGCCTGCCGGTGCAGAGAGTACCGACTCTGCAACCGTTCCAATCGACATTCATGTTGTTACACCCACGGTTGTCTATACGGACGATTTCAACCGTAACCCGATTGGTGCTACATGGCCTGCCGCTTTTGGTGATCCACAGCTTTCTATCACGTCAGGACAGATTGCTGGTGGTATCTCTGGTTACGAAGGCGGTTATTGGGACACGCCTGGGTTCCTCTACGACTACAGTTCTGAGTTCCTTCTTTTCGCCCTTCCAACAGGTAGCGATGAAACATGGCTTAACGTCAGAGCCAGAGCTACAGGTGCTAGCGGCCCACCCACAGGTTCATGGGACGGTTACGGATTAAGAATCAGTCCTGGCGGTAGCTGGCTATTCGGGTTTGTTACCAACAGTGTCATCAATACGCTTATCAGTGGTGGTGCTGGTGACTACGCTGCTGGCGATACTGTTAGAATTGTAGCCCACGATAATACCTTCCAAGTGTGGAGAGTACGCAGTGGCACACCTACGCTGCTAGGCACCACTGTAGATAGTACCTATGCGGGAGGATATGCAGGTATCGAGAATAAGGGCTTTTCTGCTCTAATCGACAACTTCCGTATAGATGAGCTTGTTGAATCTGCCGAGTTCGTTGATGCCAATACGCCGTATGTCCTTATCACTCCATCCGGTACGGACACTTACACAGCGGGTGGTAATCAGACTACGGACTCTGCGACCGTTTACGTCGATATCATTCCGTCCGGCACTGAATTCCGTGAAAGCACTGACACAGGTACAGTACTCGTTGACTTGCAGGCTAGCGGCTCTGACATTGCGCTGTTCGTTGACAGTGCCGAAGTAGTTATAGACATAACACCATCTGGAAGCGATACAGCGCAGCTTGTCGATGCTAACACTCCTTACGTTGATATACAGCCTAGTGGCTCTGACACGCTTCAAGCGGTCGAAAGCGCCACAGTCTACGTAGACATTCTTCCAAGCGGTACAGACCTTAGAGAGTCTGTAGATGCCGCTGAGGTTTACGTCGATCTTCAGGCTAGCGGTACAGAGCTACGTGAAATCAGCGATAGCGCGACTGTGCCCGTTAGCATCGTACCATCTGGAACTGAGCAGAGGGAGTCATCTGACACTAATAGTGTTTACGTGGATATCACTACGTCGAGTACTGATGTAGCCGACTTCACAGATAGTGGCACTGTGAAGGTCACGGTGACTCCCTCTGCTGTTGACGTAGCAGACTTCGTAGACGCGAATACGGTGTATGTAGACATTACACCGGTTACTACCGACGAACACCGTGAGATTACAGATAGCGGGACTGTGGTGGTTTTGATTACACCAAGCGCCGCCGATATCGCTCAGTTCGTTGACTCTAATACCGTGCTTGTCCTCATTACCCCGAGTGGGAGTGATCTGCGTGAGTCTTTGGATAGTAATAGCGTGTATGTCGATATTGCTGCTTCTGGCAGTGATATTCTACTGGCGGTAGATTCAGCCGAAGTCTACGTTGATCTTCAGGCCAGTGGTACCGAGCAGAGAGAAGTAAGCGACAGTAACACGGTCTATGTCGATCTGCAAGTTGCTACGTCCGACATTGCTCAGTACGTCGAGAGCAATACCGTGTATGTCCTCATCACGCCTAGCGCGGCTGATGTAGCTGCCTTTACAGATACGGGCACAGTAACCGTCCTCGTTACCCCGTCAAGCGTGGACGTGGCTGCTTTCGTAGATAGCGCCACTGTGCCCGTAACAATCACACCGTCGTCAGCCGACATAGCTCAGTACGTTGAGGCCAATACGGTCTATGTACTGATTACACCGTCTGCTGCGGATATAGCAGCGTTCATCGACGCTAACACAGCGTACGTTGATATTCTGCCTAGCGGCACAGAGTTCCGTGAAAGTGCTGATAGCGATTCCGTGTATGTCGATATCCAACCGAGCGGTACCGACGTACATACGCCAGCACAGACCAATCAGGACTCTGCTGAAGTATACGTCGATATCCAAGCGATCAGTACAACAGAGATTCTACTCGCTGTTGACTCCGCTACGGTGTACGTCGATCTTCAGGTTGCTACTGACGATATCGCTATCTTCACAGATAGTGCAACCATATACGTTGATATCGCTCCAAGCGGTACGGAGTTCAGAGAGGTATTCGACGCGAACGAGGTCTACGTCGATATCCGGCCTATTACGACAGTTGAGATTCTAGGAGCCGTTGATGCAGCTACCGTTGTTCTACTACTTACCCCGAGTGGCACAGAAATTGCACAGTTCACAGACAGTGCAACTGTCGGGGTTAGTATCGTACCCTCCGCTGACGAGAGTGTTACCCGAACCGATACCAATGAGGTCTACGTCGATATCGTACCATCAGGTACCGAAAACCAATTCACAGTCGGAGACACCGCTACAGTTGGAATTGTTCTAACGCCTAATGGCACAGAGATAGCGCAGTGGACTGATAATGCTGCTATCTACTACGATATCCAGGTTAGCGGTTTTGAAACGTCGCTCGCTGCACTACAGGACGAAGATACGGTCTACGTCAATATCAGGCCGGTTGTACTGTATGCTCTGACCGGCCTACTGTTCAAGCGTTGGATACCGCTTGACATGCAGAAGCGTTGGGGTGCTAATCTGTTCGGAAGGTTCGACGGGGAGCTTTCCGAACGCTATGAGGAGTTGATGCACGTATGAGCCATATCGACGTTACAATCGGTAGTAAGGAAACTCTGCTCATCGACCTTGACGACGCGCTGGACAACCTTACTGATTTGTCCACAGCTAGCTGCGAATTCAAGGTAACGAAGAATAAGACCACGCTCATGCAGAACTGGTCTGCGATCCAAACGTACGTTAGCAAGCCTATGCGAGCTGGCTGTCTTGTTGACACTACTACGCCTGGTGTGTGGACTAGCGGTAGATATCAGATTTACTTGCGTTTCGTCGATAACCCCGATACACCGGTCGTAGGGCCGTTTGAGTTCTCGGTAAACCCATGAGCGTTCTAGACGCTGGTATCGACCAGGAAGTTCTCTTCGAGCGTATCGGCTACGTTCCGCATAGTCCTGGTCAGTGGGAAATCCACAATACTACTGCTAGATTCTGTATCCCCTGTTGTGGACGACGTTGGGGTAAGTCACAGTCTACCGGTCATAAGATGACAACGAAGATGTTTGTCGCTGACTCGATTAACTGGATCGTCGGCCCAACATACAAGCTAGGAGAAAAAGAGTTCCGTGTCGTGTGGGATGACTTTAAGAAGCTCGGCTTGCTCGACAAGTGCAAGAAGGCTTACAACAAAGTCCAAGGTAACATGTTCATTCGGACTCCGTGGAACAGCCTCGTTGAAGTGGTATCTGCTGAGAAGCAGGAGTCACTGGTTGGTGAGGGTCTATCCCACGTAATTATGTCTGAGGCTGCTAAGCACAAGATGAGTACTTGGCAGATGTACATTGAGCCTGCGCTGGCAGACAAGCGCGGCAGTGCTGACTTCCCAAGCACTCCACAGGGATTCAACTGGTACAAGGGTCTTTACGATATGGGGCAGCATCCAGACTTCCCCGACTTTATCAGTTGGCAGTTCCCAACGTGGACTAACGCTGCTGTCTTCCCGCTAGGCATGGAAGACCCGGAAATGATCCGGTTGCACTCGCAAGTCTCTGAGCAGTATTGGCTGCAAGAGTACGGTGCTGAGTTCACTACCTTCGCTGGACAGATTTACCCTGAATTCAACGAGATGGTGCATGTCCGTCAGATTCAGTTTGTACCTGGCTGGCGCAACTATCAGGCGTGGGACTTCGGATACAACGACCCCACAGTTGTCCTCGATATCATGGTTGATCCTGAAGACAACGTGTACGTGTGGCGTGAGTACCAAGTCAGCGGTAAGAGTACATGGGAGCATGGCTGGATTATGAAGCACAGAGAGAATCCAGACGGCTACCACGTTAATGCCATGTTCGCCGATCCTCGCGGGCGTGACCAGATCGAAACACTAAAGCTCGTTCTTGGTCATATCTACGCTGAGGACGTTGAAGGCGGTTGGTCTGCTGGCGTCGAAGCGATCAAGCGTTGGCTTAAGCCACAAGAGGGTGGCATCCCCAAACTGTTCATTGATCCTAGCTGTATTCACCTTATCCGCCAGATGAAGACCCTGCGAGCTAAAGAGATTAAAGAGGGTCACAACGAGCGTCCTGGGCAGCACGATTACGACGATCACGGCCCTGATGCACTGCGTTACTTCTTTAACCACTTTGTCGTCATGGGACAGGGCATTACACTTGAGTCCGTATATTCTGGCGAGTATGCCAAGACAGAGGCAGCGGGGTTCTTCACCCATAACACCGGTATCTCACTTGGTAACCGAATAGGCTTTTAGTGGCGCTTACACCTACACTAGCTAAGGAACCCCGTAAGCAGGTTACGGGTACTTCCTATGAGAGCAAGCCTGCGGAGTCTCCGCCACCTAACTCGTACAGCGAGATTGGGTCACAGAACCAGGGCGCAATCAGAGAGATTGTCCCTGAGCTAGCTACGCGGCTTCAGCAGGTTCAGACGTACAAGAAGATGAAGCGTAGTGACGCTTCCGTGCGTTCATCTCTTAGAGCTGGTAAAGCGCCCATCCTCGGTGCAGAGTTCTATGTCGAGCCTTTCGATGAAACGCCGGAAGGTCAGATTGTCGCCGAGTTCGTCGGGTTTAACCTTTTCCAAGCTCCGACTGTTCCGTGGCTAATTAACCTCGGTAACGCTCTGACAGCGTTGGAGAACGGTAACGCCGTCTTCGAGCCTGTGTATGAATTGCGCGAGTGGGCACCTAAGCTTGCACAGCCCACAGCTAACCGCAAGAAGTACACGATGCTCCGTAAGCTCGGTTTCCGTCCCGCTGCCACCATCGCATCGTTTGACTACGACGATAACGGTGGGCCAGAAGGTATCACGCAAAATGCACAGAATAAGTCGGGTAACGTCAAGAAGGTTAAGATTCCCATTGAGAAGCTTGTCATCTTTACGTTTGAAGGCGAAGAGGCGGGTCTTGAAGGCGAGAGCATTCTTAGATCGTCTTACCAAAATTGGTTCTATAAGACGACTCTGTACAAGATTGACGCTATTCAGAAGGAGCGTCACGGTATCGGCATCCCCGACGTTGAAATCCAGGCCGGTGCCAGTACACAGGATAAGAAGCTCGCACACGAAATGGCTCGTAACCTCCGCACCAACGAGTACAGCTACATTGTGCGTCCACCTTCTCTTAAGGTCGGATTCGCTAAGCCCGAAGGAAACTTGGTTAACGCCTTGGAATCAGTCTCGCACCACGACGACATGATTATGAAGAATATCCTCGTTCAGTTCCTCAACATGGGACTCGGCAGCGGTGGGGGCGGTAGAGCCACAAGCGCCACAGCGGCGGATATCTTCCTTAAGGCCATGTCGTACATTGCGAACATGTGGTGTCAGACACTCAACTTGTACCTTATCCCTCGTCTAGTTGCTTACAACTTTCTGACGGATAAGTTCCCGAAGCTCTCTGTCAAGAACATTGGCGAGACTAAGGACTTTCAGATGTGGTCTGCTGGTATGCGTAACTTGGTCGATGCTGGCCTTATTACCTACAGCCACGAAACTGAGCAGTACGTCCGTAAAGTCTC